GGAGTTTCGTCATTCCCTCGGGAAATCGCCTCAGGGAGGTCCCCACCATCACAGTGGTTCATTCCAACCAAAGGTTTTCACTACGCTTTACCTTAACCGGGCACTAGATTGCAATCGTTCTAGATTTAGGGGCCCCCGTCCACACGGACGGTGAAATGCATATTTTTATGGGATTATATTTACACATGTAGTTGGTTTTTATTTTGTTTTGCGATTTTCTAATTTTTAGTTTTGATCTACGTTTTCTACTTTTTATATTACGGTTAGTATGAGCTCTGAGTTAAATCAGTAGTATTTCGCACAAACTGAAGCTCGACACAAAGATTAAAGATAGATCCTGTAATAGTCGTCTGATACTCAATTGCATCAGTATTGGTCACGGCGGCTTCAAACGTCGAATACATTTGAAGCGATGCTGTATTATTAAAAGACACATACATTGTCAATCCATCATCGATGGTCAGAGGTCGGTTAGTATTGCCGTACTGCAGGAAGTTAGTAGTAGTAGGAAGAGGAGTTCCAGCCCAAGCGGCATTACCAGCTTGGGAAGTGGCCGTGTACTGCACGACACACTTGTAAATGTCTCCAGGGATGGCTCCAGAGGGACCAACCGAGTTGGCACCTGAAACAGTCTTTCCATTATTCCACACCCAAAAAGCTGCTGCACCACTGGTCACGCCGGCAAACGGCACCAATGTGGCGAATGATGATTGCCCTCGAGCGATTGGGAGTGTCCCAGCTCGTGGGTTGATTGACAGTTCCTTGAACGTAATGTCATAATCAATCAGTAAATACCCGGGTGAATTAGCAGAGTTAGTCTTTGAGAAGAAGAACACTGTTCCTTCCGCATCCTCATTGAGGTTGGTTTGGTTTCCATATAGAGTCGATTTCCAATCCCGAGTCGGGCGGAGTACGACAGAATGGTTGGTCCACTGAGGTCCTATGACCGTGTTAGGGTCGGACAACACATACGGTAGAAAACTAGAATTCGAGTAATCACACATTGGTGCTGTGCGATCTTTCTCATAATAGAGCATAACATCTCCAGCTTGCGATGTGGGGCTACTAGTAATGTAATGAACTGCGATGCGATTAACTTTGAACTTGTTGAACATTTGGCAGTAGTTCCGTAGAATAGAACTCGGCAGAACGGCGGGTGTGATGGGCATCCCTCCGATCAGCTCCCAACCCGTGACTGCAGCAGCCGTAGAAGATAACGCGAAAGCGAAATCCCGACTGACCACACGAGCACCATCAGTAGTTTGCGTGATACGAGGAGCTGATCCTTGCACACTGTTACCAACTGAGACTGGAGCTGTGTTAATCTGAGACACTGGTCCGAAGCTACCCGTTTTACGGGTTCGCTTAGCCATTTTATGGACAACTTGTTTCTTAGCCATGTTGTTACTTTGATTTTTAACTTTGTTTTTCTTATTTTTATTTTACGCCATACCTCCCTCCCTTATGCTGGCCGCACGGCGTTACGTCTCCTCCGTAGATAGGAGTCGGGGAGTGCCTTGTTCAGATTCTTCTTGGTTCTTTTCCTCCGAACGATAGGCATCCCTCCTGACGCAACAGCTGCGGTATGCAGAGCTGAGTAATTGCGAAAGCGTTGTGCTTGATCTTTAATTAGTTGTGATTTAGATTTGGTGAACGCAGGTTTGGTTTCGACTGTGGTAGACACGGGTACCACAGAAGGTGTCTTCTTAATACTCCATGAGGCAGGAGTCGTACCCTCCGGCCGACGCTCCTGTTCAACTTTCTTCGGTTTTGGTCCTCGAGTTAAATCAAGTACCGTAGCCACAGGCTGACGGTCTTGTTTCTTAGGATCCGTACCGTAAAATTTCAGTACATCATTCCTCTCCTGTTTTAGGTAAGTGCCGTTCACCATCTTACCAGCATCTAATAGGTTGCCAAGCACGAAACGACCAGCTCCGATCAAATTGCCAGCAATACCGCTAGTACCATATTTAGTGTACTCACCTAGTTTGGCTGCTTGACGCGTGGCGTAGTTCCCATACTGTACTAAGGTGGCGGCGACTTTAGGGTCGGCCGCCCATCCTTTCCCGTATTTTTGGGTTAGCTTGCGCGCCTCTTCGGCAAACAGGGCATCTGCAGCCTCGCGATGAGGTCTGTCTTTATAATGAGCGTATGCGGCGTCATGATTTCGGGCTAAGTTGTCTAGTGCATCGGTGGGTTCTTTGTTACCCCACTCGATGCTGCTTTGCTTCTTACCGTCACTCCAATACGGCCCCACGTAGTTACCATGGCCCCAGAACGGTGCGGTTGGATCCTCACCTTCGTTGCCTTGATACTGTGTTGTTGTGTCGATCGGTTGTTTTATCATATTTATTATTTTTATTTACGCCGACCACCACCTCAACCCCTGCCGTGAAACAGGGGGATACAGTTTACCGTCTTGTCCAGGACGTCGGAATTCTACTAACACAAGGCGTGCTCATAACCGTACTGCTTAGCTAGCAGCAAAGCACGAGACACCAGTTTAGATACCGGGAATTCCGCCGGGTGCTTGTCGCGTAAACTGTGGTACATATCCTCCAAAAACATAAATTTCTGTTTATCATGACGGTAATTCTCCATATGCGAGCATAAAGCGTCGGCCAGATCCTCAAGCTTGATCACCTTCAAGTGTTCAATGTGCTTGGTCCACCTTTTAGGGTAGTACTCAGGACCGTCCGCGCCCATACGCAAATCGCTGGAAAAATATTCCGCGTGATACATAGATTCACGCTCGTGGATTTCCATCTCAATACCCAGATCGGCTGCGCCAGCTACGTACTTGTCGACACCTCCAGGGACAGGTTCCTGGTTCACGTCGTCACCTCCAGCAACAATGCTGAGAGCAAGGATCTCATCGTCTGAGAGACCTAGGTGAATGCAAGTCATAACATGCACAGCTAACTGAGCGATGGAGTTACCACCAATGGTGAAGAACCATCCACTCTTCATAATGCCAGACGATTTAGGAGTGTACACCGCGCCATCAGATGTGCGATACACAGTCTTCTCGAAAATGTCTTCAAAACAACCATCAACGTCTGCAAGGTATCCGTCGAACTGCTCGTCATCCCATTTAGGGTGACGGACAGCCAAGTGTTTGACTACGTCGCGCGTTACGTCGGCGACCCATGGGAACATCATATAGTCCCAATTAGTCTTATCACTTTCCCACACTGGGCCGGGGATACAAGACGCTAGATGTTCGATATGACCAGGATTACCTGGAGCGAAGGCGTACTTAACCGGGATCTTCTTCCATTGTTTAACCAAATTTATCGACAAATTTTTAAACACCGATGCGTGTTTTACCGTGGTATCGACGGGGAGGTTCACGACAATGCGAGGCATGCCATTAGCGAGTTTCTTTTGCTTGGTAGGCTCACCCTTAATGATTACCTTACCTTCAATGCGCTCTTTGTGCCACTCGTTTATGACATGCTGTGCAAACCCTTGAACGCCAAAGGTATCCAGTACCTGCTTGTTTAAAGGCATACCCTGAGAACAATATGGGTAGCCTGAAGCTTTTCCTGGATTGATGATTGACGAATGGATAATGTCGGTTACTCCCTCAACACGATTGTAATGTTCATCCGGGATGAACGAAGCTGGTTGCAACATGCTGGCAACTAAGCCAGCGCTCCTTTTCTTCTCGCTGTCAGTGGGGTTGTGCTTTATGCTACCTACGCGTTTGGCATACAACTCCAAGTGTTTCTCCAGCGACTTACGCTCGTCCTGTGGGGTCATTTGGGGGTATTCAAATGCCCCTTCCTCGTACCCGAGGTCCTTAACTCTCTCCTTAAGTCCCTCCAAGGCCTGAACGGCTTCAGGTCTGGGTATAGGCACTGATGGTCCGTGAACTGGTTTCAATCCTTCCTCAACAGTGAAGCTCTTACTAACCGGCGATCTCTTCGCTTCGGCTTTCTTCTTCGATTGGGGTTTTCTCTTAACCTTAGCCACGGCCACGCTAGCATTTTCGTTGCGACGATAACGATCATCATCAAAGGTTACATGTCGGCCTTTGGACCTGGTGTCCATAATCATGTCCTCGAAATAATCTTCATCCCGCCGGGAATCACCAGTCAATCCGAAACACTCTACTAAACCCTTAATGTCCCACCCAAAAGTCGCTTCCCCGTTATCCAGAACGATAGCAAACTTGCCATCTCTCATCTGTTTAAGGTCTGCGACACCGCCGCGCCATTTATTTTGGCGATAAGCCTCCTTGTAGGAGGCATCGGCGTAGGTGTACTTCTTTCGGTTTTTCGAGTTTGATTCAAGGCCTGTGCCTTTATCGATAAGGTACTCTATGTATTCCCTTCGGATTGCTACATTGTGATCTCCAGCAGCGCTTACGTGCATGCCTACCACGCTTCCTCCACAAGTCAAGATTGAGCCGGAAAAACCCTTCTGAGTGCTAGCCGTGTGATGCAGGTTCTCATATCCTGAATCTGGCAAAGTTTTACCAGATGCTGCTACCAAAAGACCGTCAGGTGTGAACCCGTGGCTCTGAACTTGCAACTCATAACGCGACCGCATCCGAGTAGCGGCTTTCATCAGCCTAACGGATGACCACTGAGCCGGTGTCAACTCCGTAGCGAACGCGTCCACGTCGAAAGAGGCAATAACGTTGTTCTCCGGTGAGAAGAAGCTATCGTCAGCGCGGAACATGTTGGACCTGTCGATCTCAAAGTTCCCTTTCTTGGTTGGTTTAATCGAAGCCAAATAGATCTTAGACGTTGAAACGTACAGAGTGTTGCTGCAATGTCGGGCAGTCACGAGATACTCGTCTAACCGCCAAAACACCCCAAACACCTGAACGTCCTTATCGTCAGTCGTGATCAATATAGCCCCAATAGGTTGCGCCCTACACGGAAAATATTCCGAATTCGGCATGGCCATCTCATCTTGATGGAGGTAGATTTCTTCATCAGCTGAAAGCACGAACTCACGACCGTTAACGCGGACGCGATACTCCATGCCTTTTTCTCCCAACAGCTGTCCTAAAAACCTATCGGCTTGCTTCACCTTAGGGACTACTAGAGTGTGCTCGAACGTACTTCTACGATACAACCACAAGACTGTCAATCCCACGAGGATCAGCTCACCCGCTGCTTTCGCTTCATCAGACATGCCCACGTACCATTCGAAGCTGACCGAAGCCAGCAAGTACGTAACCAATCTTCCTACTCTGTCTATGAAACTTAACAGATGATCCGCCAACAAACCGAATAGTTTGGTATGTCTTGAGATCAGTTTGTCCCCAATGCTCTGGGCCAAAGCATTTGGTAACGCGCCTGAGATTAAGACAGCAAACCAATAGGCTTTCAGGTTGAGGATCACCCTCCGGTGATTGCGCACCACTGTCTTTTCTCCGGACCCGTTGAGGACCCTTTCATCACCAACTTGCCTGATGAGGTAATGACTAGTCCAAGGGTTAAGTCTGAACCGGCCATCCGTAGCCAGGAGCATAATGTACTCGGAAACTGGTGTAATAGTCCGGTCAATCACTGAAAACGGCTCGAATGTCGGTAGAAAGCGGTACTCAACGCCTTCGAATAAGATGATATCGGGCATCTGATCAATGTTTGACTTTGATTGCAACAGCAACTCATACAAAGATGCGTGTTGTACATCAGTCAACGTTAAACCTCCACAGTACTTCTTGTAATCTGAGTGACGCATTAACCCGGAGTCAATGTCTCCTTGTGCGTGCTTGCGGAACTTAGTCTCGGTCATAGCTAGGTTCATTCGTTGATTGCTGCGCATCGCGTAACCCTTACGGGTCGATAGGACGAGGGACCTAAGACTGTCCACTCCGTCTAAACGCGAGCCTTCATATTCGCCAATGAGCTCGAATATGGTTTGTGGGATCTCCACTTCGTTGGTACAGGTCATTTCACCCTGCTTCATGTTAAAAGGATGTAAAATTATCTTGTTGTCTTAG